CAATTTTTAGTTTTTTCATTTAGCCACTCTTGTCGGTTATCACATCCACAGTCTTCATCTAATATTTTAGCAATATGTTTTGACAGTTGATCTAAACGCGTTGCAGATGTTATTTTTTTAATATCGTCTCCTAGCCCTCTTGATTTCATCTCGTTAATCTTTCTACTAGTTCTAAATAATCGGCTCTATTCATAGGTATTTCAAAAACTTTGTTTCCGGGATATCTATGTCGTTCATTTGGTTTCATTATAATGTGATGGCCAGTGTCATCAAATCCAAATACTGGATAATTAACAAATTGCATTGTAATAGCATTTCCTGGTATTATAGTGCAAACGCCGGGGTGTTCCCACTGTCCCATTGGATCTGTTACGGCATCCATGTATTCAGAAAGCATCGACCATTCGTCATCAGTTAATTTGTCTTTAGTATATAAATGTCTACGTATTGTAGATTCCACATCAATAGTTTTATTTTCTGTCAATTCCATGTTTTGCATCATAACTTTTTCTCTTAATTCTGATAAACGAGTTAGATATCCTTCATTACGTAACCATTTAAATGCTAAATTTTCTATAGAATATTCTCCGCCGGCATCTAACCCACATTTTCTAAATTTTTTCAATTTATCACGTAGTCGGTCAATATCTTCTAATGCGGTAGTATCGTTTGCATTAATTTGACTGATCATATATACAAATGGAGCTGCTTTTTCTGCAATTTCTTGGTCATCGATCTGTATTTCTTGATAGTTTGGTTTTTTTATCCATTTGTTTTTCATTAATGAATATACGCCGGTTGATGTGTGTGGCTCTGATGCATCCTGTGCATACAGTTCAATATCCATATTTCCAAGTTTTAATGGGTATTTAGAATTCCATATACTTTTCTTAGCCATCATTAAATTACGAACAAGATCTTCATTTTTATCTACATCAGAATATTCAATCACAACATGTAAATCAATATCAGAATTTGGAGTCCAATTATAATTCACAGATGAGCCGGTGAGTATTATATCTTTGATTGCAGCGTTAACATCTAAAAAGTCATAAAAATACTTTGCAATCTTTAATAATCCTAGACGAATACTAGTCGGAATAGTTTCGTCTTTCCAAATAGTTGGAGATAAACCAGATTGTGTTTCGTATTCTGTTAACATGATTGATATAATAGTCTTTTATATAAATATTATGATTTCCAAAAGAGCTGGATAAAAATAATAGTAAATGCTAAACATAGAGATACAGCTGTTTTAATATTGATGCCTTCCCCTCGGAATACCCACGTTAACACACTGAAAATAAATATGCCGACCACAAATGAAACAAATCGAGCAGGCCAAAATTCTCCTGAAAAGCCGATAACAGCAGATTCAGTTGCTTTCATAAAGATATACGTGATAGGAATGCCCAATAAGAGTAATATCCAACGGTACTGTTTAGCTAGTGGCCATATTATCGGACCATTTACCTGAAACCAGACTACTAATTGTCCTATTGCAAACAGAAGAAATGATGTAAATATTGGTTTTAGATTCATATAATTATATTATGAAAATTATTTGATAAATAAAAATATACTGTTACTTTTTATTTACTATAAACTTACCAACATATCCATCAACTCAGGTTGAGGAAACATATCTGTTTTATCTTTTCTGGTATTAGTATGAGTCCATAAACCCTTCACTCTACCATGATATGCATCACTATTCCATTCAAACGCATCAGCTCCTTTTTCTTTAATTAAAGCCGGCAGGCCTGCTCTTACATCGATGTTGTCTCTATCAGCAACATGTAAAATTAATTTTCGTAAGGATTCTATTTGGGTATCTGAATATTTATGCCATTGTTTATAGCCTCTAAAAGGTTTATTCAATGTTACAATCTGAGATTTTTCGGCAGCAGTACCTTGATAGGCGTTACCATTTACAAGATATCCAAAATTGCAAACTTCTATTGCTACAGAGTTTTTATGCATAGCAGGAGATCCATTGTTTCCTAAATGATATCCCCAATTCCCAGCTGGGAATGCTTGGGTAACTACTCCATCATAATCGGTATTATCTCCAGTAATTTTAGGACCACCTATTACAAACTCAGTTGCAATTGCGCCTCTTGAATCTCTACCCCAACTATCTATATCTTTATAAGGATTATTCCAACCAGCAGTGTGATGTAAAAACAGCCATTCTGCTTTTATAGGACCTTCTTTATACTCACTTTTAGGTAGATAGTGCCTGTTAATTATTAAACCGTTTTTTGTTGTATATATTAATTCCGATTTATCAGTAGTTGCTAATCCCATAGCATCCCAAGTAGCAGGGCCTACGATCCCATCATCTTTTAATCCATTAGATTTTTGCCAAGCTTTAACAGCGGCATCAGTTTTAGGACCAAATGTCCCAGTAGTATTAACTTTTAAAAACTCTTGAAGTGCTTTTACTTCTTTACCTTGTGAACCTATTTTTAATATCATTTGTCTCCGTTTCCTCGGTTACTCCAGAATTTATCAAATGACGCAATTCCTAATGCACCAATGGTGATATACAAGAACCCATCAAATACAAATTCATGTATTGGCAGTTCATATCCTTTTATACCGGTATAAATGTCAATACTTAAAGTGACTACCATCATCATGAATGCCATAAATCCGATAATTGATTTTTCATTAATAGAATTATCGTCTTTAAATAATTCAATTAAACTATTTTTAATCTTGATTATCATGTTTTTCATTACGACCCCCTTTGTGTTTATCAATTTTATCTAATATAGTATTGAGTAAGTCATTTTGAATAAATCCGGCCAATGATGCATTTTTAAGTGCAGACATTATTTGAAACACAATAAATGGCATAATAATTGTTTCAGACAGCCATCCAGTACCAGGAAACCCTTTTTCTACCATGAGTAGTATCGTGAGTATTGAAATCCATGTAAACAATGTTTTTAATACATTAATTGCTTTTCTTGTTTGAAATCCTTCTACACGGATACCTTTTATAATTCCAAAAAATCCATCTAATATCATTACTGCAATAACTGCTAGATACTGTTCAAAATTATTCATTGAAATTTCAAAAAAGTATGCACAAATAAATGATACCGACACAGCTGGCAACGATAACATAATCAGGGTAGAAGTCTTCATCTTACAGTTAAACTATTTAATTTATCAGTAAATACAATTAAATCGGGCGTATAAAACATATATATATTTCGCGTTAGTTATAGATTTTATTATAAATATGTATATGAAATATTTTTCTGATACATTTTATATGAACTTTAGGTTGTTAGCCGGATCATGTTTAATATAAGCACCCCATTTATATTTTGCATATTCATGACCAGCAATCTCCGATCGCCGCCTTTTTTCTCCATTCACTGAAACTGAAGCAAAATGGTAAAAATGGCAATTATAGGTTCTAATCATTTTAAGTCCTGAAAGTTGGCATTTTAAAAAGAAGTCCCAATCTGCGACCATACCATGTTCGTAATTTTCATCCCACCCACCTACTCTTAAATAATCTGTTTTAGACATAAATATTGGGAGCGTAGAGCCGGTTTCTTCAGGTACTTTTTTATATGTTACTGTATTTAAATCTTTTTCATATTCCTGAAATCGGGGTAAATCAAATAAATTAATTGATTTTCCTAGATCCTTTATGTGGAACTGAGGGAACATGCTTGGACTGGGTTCGATTTGATTAGGAGAAATTACAGCACCATCAATACAGTTTAACTCTAGATTATCATCCCAAAATTTTGGAAATATGTTGTCATCATTAACAATGAGTATCTTATCGTATCTGGCATTGTACACCCCCAAATTAGTGCCCCTACAAAGACCTTGATTGGTCGGTAGGTTCAGTATATCAATAGAGCCTGTCCATCGGTCTAAGACCTCTTTATTTAAGTCATAGAACCCATCTACTACAACTATGATCTGATTTTTATTTGTTTGTCCTTCGATTGCTGATCGTAAACATAGATCGAGCATTTCTGGACTTTTATATGTTGGGATAATTACTGATATCATACTTTGCTCCAATCTGTTAAAGGAGATAACCACGCAGTTTCGCCATGTGTTGCATATCCTGGTAAAGGTGTTATTAATAATTCTCCTTGTTGTCTTAGTTCCAAAAACATTTGGAAGTCATCTGGGTGCGTACCCGATGTATGTTTTCTTAGTATCGGTTCTACTCGTTTTAATGTGGATACCTTTGCTGCAAATGTCATTGTTGTTGAATTAGTAACTTTCCAATGACAACTGTCAGTTAAATAAACTCGGGTATCTTCCGCTCCCCCGGCACTATATGGATTACCTCCGTTACTCGGGTCTAGGTATTTATCTGGATGATCATACAATGCAACAAATGAAGCTCCCAATTCGAATCCTTCTTTTAGTATTTTTACGGATTCTGGTTTGTGTAGATAATCATTTTCTATAAAGTAAACTATATCATCATCACTGTATTCGAGTGCTTCATCTAATGCTAAATTAAATGTACCAGCTCCATGCCCTACTGACACTGTAGTTATTTTATTAGGATGAACATATTTAGTAATCATGTTCAATGTTTCTTTGCTACAATTGTCTGCTATAATAGACCATTCTACATTGTGGAACACTTTAATAGCATTAGCTAAACACGTTTCGTTGTCTATGTAATCTGGTTTTTCTTTTTTATAACCAGTGTCTGATATTCTGTATATTATTTTCATAACATTGTTTTTATATAGTTAACATATTTTTGCGATGAATTAAATTCAAGGCCACCTGCGATGGTATTTTGTATATATTCATTAAATTTACCACAATCAATTTGATGTTGAATAGAATCAAATATTTGTTGTTTACTTAGATCTACTAATCCTGCATATGAATCGAATTTACCAATTTGTCCACACCCTTTAATCAATACTGTCGGAATTCCTAATTGAATCGACTTAAATGATAATGTAGATGGGGCTGATATAACTACAGCAGAATTGGCTATTACATTATCAATATTTTCTGAATTTGTTATAACTTCGCAGTCTAATAGATTATTTACATATGAAATATCATTAATAAAATCTGGTTTATCAAGTCTTGTTTTTATTTTTACTTTTATTGGTAAGTTAAAATGTTTAGATAATTCTAAAATTCCAGATTCATAAACAAAATGTTGATCGAAATTAATAGGAAATATAGATTCACGATTGCCTAGGTAATTGGTTATAACTAATATATGACTGGGCTGAACTACTACATTAGCTAATGTATCATTCGCAGGAATTCCGCCGGTGTGAAATTCTAATTTAAAATCATAACTAATACCCGATGCATCTATCGTAACATCTTCATTGCCATGTACATTACCAATTACTTTAATATTTCTGTGTTTGCATTCATTATAAAAATCTGGAATTTTAAATTCTTGCATTTCTCGATTGTCATCATAAATTACAAACTTATACGAATTTAAATTAATAAAATCTAGCAATGAGTGTTGTATTTTATCACCATGAAATTTTATTCCAGGTCCTTGAATTATATTACTAAAATACCGTTTATATTTATTGATTGCAATAATACGTTCATCAATATCGCCAATCCATGGGGTATGTAAACTAAATAGACCAACACAAAATAAATCAATTTCATATTCATCGGCCAACCGCGGTATAATAGGCCATAGTTTTTCAGCAACTCTATGATTTGTAAATAATAATAATATTTTACTTTTTAACATATCGATTCGATCTAGGCAAACATTTAAATTGATCTGTTAATGGTAAATACGTGTTTTTATAGTTATGCGAAACAAATGTTTGTTTTAAGGCATTAACGGTAACAGCTGGATATTTCCATAATGCATACATCATTGAAATTTGATCTTCAGTATTCCATTTTGCAGTTTCTTCAAACCACGTTTTATTGAAATTTCTTATTAATTCAGTGTTTCGTCGATATAATATACCATTTTCATATAAACCAGTATTTTTTGGGTATCCTTGTTGTTGGTACTCCACTCCTTGATTAATAATCATTTCTTTAGGATCACGCAGCGGGTTTCTATCAATAGTTTCATTTACTTCTTGATAAATACAATCTCGATCACAATGAACATGAACTGCTAAATCAAAATCATTTAAATGTAATGCAAATAAATCATGTGGGTCGTATGTAAAATAAATTTCATTATCCATCCACAACCAGGCATCGTATTCAGGTAATAATTCTTCCGGAGATGTTTTACATTTTCTAGCGGTCCATCGACCAGATCTCCATATATCCATTTTACGTACATCCCAAAAATTGGATTCTAAATAATCACTATTAGTAAATGCAATATAATCTATTCCATTTTTATCATGTACATATGGTATAAGATCACCATATAAATAATCCGGATTGTCCGTAAATAATGCTGTATAAACTGCTAATTTCATGCTAAACCTTTCCATGTTGCTCCATTGTTGGTCCAATAATGGTTAATTTCTATTTTTGGTGTATAAAAAAATGAATATCCAAGTTCAACTTGATCAATAGCCCAATATCTATCTTCTTTGCCTACTAGTTTTTCATCAAATGGATATTTTAATAAATGTTCTTTACTATAAAAACAAAATGCATTATGTAAAAAGTATCTATCTTCAATGATTGAAAATAAATTAGTAACTTCTTCAGTTCCAAAATGACTCCAAATATATCTAGGTGTTATTTTTTTACCTCTGTATATAGGAGTTTGTTTCCCAAATACTGCTACATGATTTTTTAAACAAGACTGGACATATTCATAATCCATTTTATGAATCTGAGAATGTGCAGATAAAATTAAAATAATATCATTATTACATCGTTTTACTGCTTCATTAATAGATCTACCGGGACTATAGTTATCAATATTGAATACTTGTATATTTGTTTTAAGCGAAAATAAATTTACAATTTCTATAGAATCATCATTAGAATTATTATCCATAATGATAATTTCTGGATCTTTAAAATGATCAATAGCCGATTGAATTGCAAAACCTATATATTCAGATTCATTGCGAGTTCTAATTATAACTGAAATTTTATCCATTAAATCTACCTGCATAATTCGTTCTTGAATCAGATTCTAATTCATTATAACTAGTTCCATGATCTATCATCATATCATGAATATAATTAATATATTTACGTAATCCAAGTAATTCATTTGGAAGTATTGCAAACTTATTATCCCGGCCTGGAAGATTATTATCGATTGTAAAATGTTTTTCAATAACAACTGCGCCTAATCCTAATGCAATCTTAGCAGATTCAATTCCTTCGATATGATCGCTATATCCAACTAAATTGTGTACTTGTTTTAACGCAATCATTTTTGGAAGATTTGCAATTTCATATTTTCCAGGATATACGGAAACACAGTGCATTAAATATAATGTTGCTTTATTAAAGAAACTTATACTATATTTAATTTCTTCCAATGTTGATGTACCCGTTGACATAAATACGGTTTCAAAATGGTCATTGCAATATTTAATTAACTCAATATTTCTAGATTCAAAACTAGGTATTTTAACTGAATTACATTTTAATTCTACTAATAGTTTAGCATCTTCGGTACTAAAAACTGATGACAAGAATGAAATATTCATTTCTTTACAATATGAAATTAATTCTTCATGGCGCTCTTTTGTTAATTCAGCATGCTCATAAATCTCCCGGCGACCATCGTTGTCCCAATCACCTGTTTTTAATCTAGAAACAGACCAAGTTTGAAATTTGGCGTAATCAGCTCCACTGTCTGCAGCCGCTTTAATCATTTCTTTTGCTAGATTCATATCACCGCAGTGATTCCAACCAATTTCTGCTATTATTCTCATATTATTTTCTTTTTAATAACCAAATAAAATATGCATCAGTTTGCCTGCTAGTTGTTTCTAAAATTAAATCATATTTTTGTAAAAACTGATCATAATTATGAAATAGTCTAGGATGGTCTGGGGTTTCAAATTCTTTTTTCAGTTCGCGTAACATTATATATTTAGGATTCCAATTTTTTAAAATCATTTTGATAATATAATCGGCCTTTTCATATTGTAAATGCATAAAATGATCTGAAACTAAAAACAAATCTAAATCTTCAATAATATTATTATCGATGATATCTTGTGAGTCACCTTCATAAAATGTAATAATATTCTTTATTGACTCAGACATATTATTCTTAGATGATTCTGCAAATAGATCACTACAATAAATGTTATTCGTTTTAAATTCGACATTAATGTAATGCAAATTTCTGCCAGGGCCTGATCCTAGCTCGAAGATCTTTGATTCGGAATTTAAAATATTATGTTGTTTAAGTAGTTTAACCAATTCTTTTGAATTTTCATGTAACGTTGAACTTGAGTTCATTCCTACTGCATTTTGATAATTGGATGGAAACCGTTCTTTTCCAAATTTTGCCATATTAACCTATTTTTTGTTCTACTTGTTTTAAATCATCTAAATAATGAATATCGGTTGCAGCATCTTGTATACACCCAATTCTTTTACTAACCATTGAATTTTTTAAATACTCAAATTTAAACACTCTAACAGACCCACTTCGTTTATATGAAGGATTAACGGTAATTAAATCATCATAATTATTTGAAATCATATAATCGATACATTCGTCTAATGTATGTGATCTATCTGGATTATCTGGCTGTAATGCTACAACTAAATCATACTGTCCATCTTCAATTTTACTACAAAACTCAATATACACATCAGTTACTTCAGCATCTTTTAAAAGATGATCTGGCCTCGCAGTCCATAATACATCATTTTTCAACGCAATATCCCATACATGCGGACTTTCTGATGAAACTACAATTGTAGGATTATACTTACTTGATTTTGCATATTCAATTGAATATTCAACCATAGGTTTTCCATTTATTTGTTGAATATTTTTATTCTGAAGTCTCGTTGAATCTAATTTTGTTGGTATTATTACTAATACCTTTAAAGTTTGTTTACTGCCCATGTATATGCCTTTTTTTGTCCTTCATGAGTCATTCCGCCAATATGCGGAGTAACTATTATATTTTTTTTATTATTCATTGCTATGATTATCGGTGACTTAGTTAAATCATCAAATTCATTCTCTATAACATCAGTTCCGTATCCCGCTATTAAATTTGCATCTAGCGCATCAACAATATCATGTTCATGTACAATTTCTCCGCGCGATGTATTTATAATATAAGGACTATTTTTACATAATCCAAGAAGCTTACGATCTATCATATATTTAGTTTCATTAGTAACATGTACGTGCAATGAAATTACATCAGATGTTTCAAACATATGTTCCAATGTTGCATAATGATTTAATAAAAATGCATCTGACAAATTTTGTTTTTCATATGGATCATAAATCTTCACCTTAGCTCCAAATGCATTACAATAATCGAACATCATTTTTCCTAAACGACCATATCCAATTATACCAACCGTTAATCCTTTAACTTGTCTGCCTACAAAATTAGTATAGTCCCATTTATATTCAGAAACGTGTTGATTTGCAGTTGGAATGTTTCTTAATAATGACAACATCAATCCGAATGCTAATTCGGATGTCGACGGCAATTGTTTTATCAATTTATAATCTTTAGTTAAAGAATATATATTAATATTATTAGAATTACAATATTCCTGATCGATATGATTCATGCCAGTTGAACATGTATTAATTAATGTTACATTAGTACCATTTAATAATTCATGGTCAATTTTATATGTCTGTTGATTTGGATTACAAATTATAGTGTCAATGTTTTCTTTTAATAAAAGATCTCTAACTTCAGATTTAGATGCAGTTTCGTTTAAAAATACATCTCCTTTTGTTTGTAATATGTCTAATACACCATTAATGTGCTGTACCGGAGTAATAACCGCTATTTTCATCACTATATACCTTGATTATTTCATCTATAACTTGATAAGTTGAATAATTTATCGTAAAGTTAATTAAGTCTTTTGCTTTAGTCGTATTTGCAAATCGATTCATGATTTCTTTATAATTTCCAAATACTTGTTCTCGGCCATCAAAAATTAATTCAGATTTTGAATTAGTTTTAGATATAATATATTCAGCAACTGCTCGTACCGTAGTTTGTTCATTTGTGCCAAAATTAATAATTTGTCCATTGACCGAATCAATATGTTGTATTAATTTACTTAAACCACAGGCAATATCCAATGCGTGACTAATCGATCTAGTTTGCATTCCATCTCCATGAATATGAATTGATTCGCCTTTCAAAGCTCTATCCACAAATAATGGAACATGCCCACCAGACCAACTTTTATTAGATCGCCAAGAAGCACACCCAAATACTCTAACTACGCATCCCTTTAAATTCGATTGTTGAATTTCATTAAAAATAAATTGTTCTCCATATAATTTAGATAATGCATATGAATATCGTTCATTAGTTGGCGGGCCGATAGTAATTGCCTCTGATTCTAAAAATGTTGCAGAATTACCATATACATCAGATGTTGATGTAAATATTAAAAATGACCCATTCTTTACTGCGTCTGCAACGACTGTTTCAATCATTTGATAATTTTCCTTTAAAACATCAACTGACTTTATAATACCATTTGCTGGCTTTTTCATTGAAGCTAAATGGTAAATGACATCAAATTTGTCTTCCTGCAGAGTCAAAAATTGTACTCTTGTTTTCTTAAAGTGAAAATTTTTATTTTGATGTGCATTTTTTAAATTTTCAATATTTCCGTATGACATATCATCTAGTCCTACTACAATATGTCCTTGCTCTAATAAAAAATCTACTAAATGACTTGCAATTAACCCGGCAGCTCCTGTTACTAGTATTTTCATAATTCGTATTTTCTTAATGGGCCTGTTTGTATATCGTGTTTATAATATTCACCAATCAACGTGTTATCGTAACTTTGTTTAATTGATTCAAAAGTATTTGTATTTTCATAATCCCATCCCCATCGAGAACGCCAAGCATCAAAATTTGAATATTTACCAAAGTGGTATTCATTTCCTGATTTAGCACCAGTCGCGGAATTAGCATTAATATTATATTTTTCTTTTAAAAATTGATTATTTAAACAATACAAATTTGGTAAAGTTAAACATGGAAAATTTAAATAATTAAACTGCATTGCAATATCCGGTAACCATAGATGAAAATGATATTCATTTGTTGGTTTGATATATTTATTCCATAACGACACATTGATGCCAACTGCCGCCCACATTGGAAATTCTGAAATAAATGGCTGATTCCAATTTCCTGAATTGATTAATTTATCTTGCTGTTTAGGACATAACCATCTTCCAGAATTCGATCGAATTGATAAATGTGCCATTCCAATCATCCCTAGCGGTGATTCGCCGCTACTAAACTTATCTAAACAATCATTAGTATAATCTCCATTATCTAAAACATTGAAGCCAACTATACCAAATTCATTTAATTTTTCTTCTGAAATATATCCAGATAATGTTTTAAAGAAATTTTCAGAAATTGGATATATGTCATGTTGAAAACAAACTATCCATTTGCAATTCGGCCTGTTCTCGTTAATAAAATCAATTAATGTTTGCGTTGCCATTTGAACCCCGCGGTCTTTATTTTCTAAAAAAACTATGTTATTTTCAGAACAATATTGTTTTCCTGTTGCAACTTCGTCTGCAGAAGAATTATCATCTACATTAATCAATTCAAATCTTTCAGTATTAATGTTTTTAAATACTTCGCCTTTCAGCATATCATAATTATTTCGAGACGATACGTATATAATTAAATTATCATTCATATGATCCTATATAGTTTAAAATATAATCTTTAATATTAAATTTACATTCCCAATTCAATACATTTTTAGCTAAAGTAAAATCACATAGAGTATTAATTGCTTCTCCTGGTTTATCATCTTCATATACAATTGAATTGTATTTAAACATATTTGCAATTTCTATTATAGAATAATTTTTACCAGTGCCAATTTCAAAAATATGACTCCATGCATTTTTTTCAAAAATTAATAATAATGCAGATACGACATCATTAACATGCGTAAAATCTCTACGTTTAGTTCCATCACCGTATATTATTATAGGTTGTTTCGTTTCGATAGCCATTTCCCATTTCCCAATAACAGTACAATATCCGCCGTTTTTAAGATGATGTGGGCCATATACATTGTAAAATCTAGCTACGGATGCATTTAAATTATAATGTTGTTGAAATAAATCAATTATTTCTTCTCCAACATCTTTGCTAAATGTATATGGATTCTTAAATTTACCAGAATGATGCGAACTAGATCCAGCAAAGACTAATGGCGTATTGGTATCTACACAAAATTTTGCAATTTTCATAGTAGCGACTGCGTTATTTTCAAAGTATTCTACCGGCTGATCAAATGATGGCTGAATTCTAGCAATTGCAGCTAAATGAAATACTACATCAAATTTTCCGTATATTGAAAAATCCGAAATTTGTAAAATATCTTGATTTATATATGTAGCCCCGGGTACATGATTAGTAACAGTTCCAGTAAAATAATTATCAATTGAAATGACCTCATAATTATTACTGATCAGTAATTTAATTAAATTTGTACCGATAAATCCAGCACCTCCGGTTACTAATACTCGTTTTTTCATAATGTATCGTAATAACTGTTTTGTCGTTCTTGTTTGTCTATGGTCTTAGGGTGAAAAAGAGCAAATGCAGGGTCACTTGGCAGTGCCGTATATGTCTTAAACCCTTCCAACCTTTCGTGAACCTTACTTACCCATTTAATATCTGGAGAATTTTTATAAATCCGCCACTGCATATCAGGCCAATTAATCCATCCCTCAGGTGTTACTTGCCAGCCCCAATTTGCTACATGATCTGAAGTTAAACCAGCTACCGTGTTTACTCTAGGAACAAGCATTGCGTCGACATCTGGGTTTTCTTGTACTAAGTGTGGAATAGCCTCTATCAGCTTTTCAGATGGAAGTTCATCAGCATCTATGTTAACGATTACATCCCCCGTACACATTCTAGTTAGTTCGTTTTTCCAATCAGCAAAGTGTCCTTGAAATGCACTTTCCTTAAGGCGGATGTAATCTTTAGATGACCAAATATAAAGCAAATTCAGAAGTTCGGTAGATGCTTTTGGTTTATCTAGCAAAATACATATCTCATCTTCCGTACGTTTGTGTTGTAATAGGAAGGCAACAAGACGTTGTATTTCTATAAACTCATGGCAAACTGTAATTGCATATGATATTTTTACTGCCATTTAATATATCGTTAAATTTAATTAATTAATTTATCTGTTGATTTAATTTCGCGACTGCGAGATTTTAACTCTAAAACACATATTTTTAAGTTTAAGATACGCGTAAGCGTTTCTAGTTTCCATGCATACTTAGTAGGAATGATATAATTCAATTTAAAGTTATAAACACATTGTTCTGCCGTACGACCTTGATCTAATGTTTCACATGAATCTATTATGCGTTTTAACCAATTTAATATATCTTCACTATCTCTGCTTCTCATAACTTTTTATTTTAATATAGGAAAATTATTACATATATCCTAATCTAAACTGTGGTTAATTTAGGCAAAGTCAACTTAGGAAGTTTTATTTCTAGTTGCCGCGGAATATTTTCTAGATCATCTAAAATTTCTTTAAATACTAGAGTATATTGCGTTTCTTGGATATGTTTTTTTGTGAAACGTTTGTTAACATGTACTCGTTGCTTTTTTGCAGATACTAACCATTTATTATAATGTTTTTGAACATCTTTCATCATTTTAGATGCATGAGTATGATCTACAGTAAACCATTTCGATTCCCCAATTAAAAATTTATTTTGGGCCGATTCATGAATTGGTGTGAGTCCGCCGGCTAATCGACAAATATACTCCGGATGTAAAAAGTCGACTTGACCAGAATAATATGGGGCAATAATGGGTTTACCAGTTGTAGAGAATTCTAATAACGGCCGACCGAAACCTTCAGCTCTAGTAAACGATACCATTGCTTTTACCTTAGGATGGTTGTACAATGAATTCATTTCAGCATCTGATAAATCTCCGTGCACTAGATACACATTAGGTAACTTTCGGGTTCCAAATAAATCTTGTATTTGATTGATTTTATTTTCAATTTCGTATCTGTCTGTTACTGAATATGTTGCTCCACTCGTTTTTAAAATCAATCCAGGGGCATTTGATTTTCCTTTATATGTATTAAAGAAATTATATATTAATCCAGATACATTTTTTCGATCTTCATTTAGTATACCAGTTAACCAATGACCAACTGCTAAAAAACACCACGATTCTGAAATATTATCTAATTCTGGAATTCGTTCTGATGCCTTTTGTGCACTTTCCAATTGTGTAGAATATACTGATTCTCTAAAATATTCATTAACGACTCGGAGTTTGCATGTAATACCCATGTTATGGGCTTTTGCGGTATTTTCGAATACAGTTTTAGTGAAATGAGATGGTACTATAACTACATCCATTTTATTAATCGATTCAATCCACTCTTTTGGGCAAACATCGCCCTCTGTTCCAGCAGTTACGCCAATATTGTATTTTCCTACATTTTGAAACTCATTTGGTACTGTAATCTGAACCCAGACTTCTGGCTGTTCATGTAATGGCAATCCAATCATTGCAGTTTGCCAGTGCAGCGGCAATGGATAAGTAAATGGGGTATGGCCCCATGGCAGCGAAACTAGTTTAATATCCCATTGATTTTCTCCTAATTCGGCTCGTGTCATCAATTCCATTGAGTTTGTGATAAATTCACGCGCGTGGTGCCCATATCCACTTTGTGTTGCTAGTGGCGATGCTATAACTACTTTTCTCATTGTGTGATTCCTATATTTTTATATTGTTTTTTTGTAACCGGTTTAACTACATATCTTGTTGATACCAATGGTTTATACTCAAATAATATATCGATATACCGTTTCATTGATTTCCCCATTTGTTCAGCCGTTAATCCGTTTTCTAAACAAAACGTTCTACCGGTTGCTCCATATTCTAATCGTTTAGTAGAATCCATGTTATACCAATACATGATAGCATTTGCCACATCATCAAAATTAACACGGTCATCAAAAATATATGGAGTCATTGGCGATCCTTGTAGTGATCTGTTACTAGGAAATACCGGTTTAACCCATTTGCCATGATTTTTATATTTTCCAGCATGGTTGCTTGTAAATTCGCCATTGAAACGAATCCATTCTCCATTTTCGTCTAGAAATCCACATTGATCTTGTAACCCGCCGGTAACATTATTAATTATCGGAGTACCAGATAACATTGCTTCCGTACTACTTAGTCCCCATCCTTCGTTTGATGCTATATTAACTACCACATCCGCCACGTTATACATGGCATTAAGTTCATCTAAGCCTAGTTTCTTATCTGAGAATATAATTTTACACTCAGGAGCAACGGCTTTCCATACGGCCCGTAAATCGGTGCCATTTTCATCTGAAATAGCAGTATGTAATAGCAATGCAACTCGATCTTGTTGTTCTTGTGGTAGTCTTGATCTAAATTGTTTGAATGCTAGTATAAGATCGCCTGGTTGTTTTCTTCTGATATTTCGATTATTCCACATCACAACAAAATCTACATCATGTCCTGTTTTAATATCATTAAACATAGTTTGATAAAGTGGGTCAGTATCCAATATTGGTTTAAATTTATTATGATTTAGTCCATGTGGTACGAAACTAGTTAATATCGTTTTCGGAGTAATCAAATCAGTTAATGGTTGCTCATCCAAGTCAATTACATTGAAATCATTTTGTTTTAATACTTCGTTGTGAATATTATGTGATTGTTTACTAATACCCATGATTAAATCACAACTTCCGTAAAATGGCGCGTTCCACATTGGGAAAGGCAAATCATCCCATATGGAATAATAAATAATTGGAATTTCAAATGTATTTTTTAATTCATGTTCTAACGCATATAGCCAAGTCCAATATCTAGGATCGGTAAAATGTAGTATAGCGTCAGGCTTTTCAGCATTAATTAATGCCATTAAGATATTACGATCTCCATATCCAGACCACGGAATAATTTTTACAGATACATCACTAACTCCAGTTTCTTTAGTAATATCCGCAGATACATCTATTCCTTTGCCGTGCTCCGGATGATTTAATGCAGCTCCTAACTGTACCCAATCATAATGATCAACTGTATTTAATACAATTTCTCGAGATATAGTTCCAATGCCAGATGGCAATCGCAAATCATCTGATAATAATAAAATCTTGCGTTTCTTTTTACTAAGGGTAGCAGATTCTAGTTCTGGTAATTTCATAAAAACTCTTTCTTGTTTATAACTTTATTATAAATATTTTAATTTAAAATAACAACCGATTTGTTAGATTTTTTTGCTTGATTATAAGCTGTTTTTAAAACTGGATCTAGCTCGGGGTCATTTGTTAAAATCATTATATAATCACAACTTAATGCCAATAATTTCATTCTGTGATGCAATTGGCTAAAATGATATTGTTTTCCATAATATGATTTTGGCATGGCTGAATACATATTAAATCCTGAAAATGATGGATTGTATTCTGCATATTCCATCCCAAACTCCAATGCATATTTTTTTACCATATGATTGGCACCTTCCTTTCCGCCGCCGCCTACAACTGTAGCTTCTGGATACTTTTGTTTGATACTATATAATATATCTTTTACTTTTCTTTTATTTTGCCAATTTGTATTTCCTATTATCGCTATTTTCATCAATATTTGTCGTATTTTATAATGATATGATTAAATCATTCTCGTATCCTGTTTTCCTTAGGACAATTTTCATAATCAGTTTTAAATGGACACCATTTACAATTATTCGCACCCTTTCCGGCAATCGGCATATATGTTCTAGATTCATTTTTATTTCCATCCAAATCAAAACACATAGATATAAACTTATCAATTTGTTGTTGCACCTGCTTTTGGGTAATCTTTCCAGATGCCGGAAAAATTTGTTGTATTCGGTGTTGTGGGAACATTGAATCTACTTGTATTTTTCGTTTTACTACAAAAAATTCTATATCGATATTATCTTTTGGATATCCAAACTGTTTTGAATAAAAGTTTTTATATGAAACTAACTGAGCTGCTTTTAATTTGTCTGCTTTTTGATATTTATTCCACCCGGTTGTGCTAGTTTTAATATCAATAATATTAATTCGATTATTTTTGATGTCTTTGATTACAACATCGATAAAGCCATACCAATATACTGAAGGATTAATATCCGATGCTGGTATACATAATTGAACTTCGATGCCTATTAGTTCATGCTGTTTAGTAGAAAAATACTGTGATCTTCTTTTTATGAACCAATTTAAAATTGAAATACCATCAGATAAAAATTCTTCTAATTCAGCCGGCGTTGAAAAATGCACGCCGTTATTTTCAGTAACACCCTTAAAATACTCAGTTTTCATATTTTCAGTGAGCATTTTTGGCAGATCTAAATCATTGGCTTCATTGACTGATTTAGTGTACATTGTTGTAAGATACTCTTGCAGGGTTTCATGAAACGCAGTTCCAAATATTGTATTAATACTATGAGTAAATGGCGCTAACTTCTTTATGTATGACAGTTCCCACTGTTTCGGACATTTTTCATGCATTGCGAATTGTGAGTACGATATCTTAGCGGGGACTGTGCTAGGATCAGTTAATGATAATTTATATATTGGACTAATGTATCCTGACTTCATATTACTGATATGTTATTAGTTAATATCTTTATAATTATCTAAATCAAGTTGTATTGTGCCATTCGTAGCAGTAGCCGTTATAAATGTAAATACATGATTTGTCATACTCTTTTTTTATATTATAAGAAATTATTTTCGCAATTCCAACAAATTATTTGAAATATTTACCTGATCATACGCAGCTTGTTGTTCTGCTAGATATATATTGATTAAATCGTTTGTCTTTTTTAAATCTTCTGCAAAGTTGCCTTTGTGACGGCATCTAACTATTCGTTTTATAATATCAAATTCATAGCTATTAAGCTGCCACTCTTCTGCAAATTTATATAGACTATTTTTGCCCCGATAGTGTGTTTGTGTGTTTATATTCATTATTTACCTTTTAATATAGTTTGTTTTTCTTTGTCGGTATATCCGTATTTTGATATCAATGCATCGCAACTATGTAGATCCATTAAATCTATATACTCAACAGCTTCATGTTTGGATACTTGATAATGCTCAGCTACTTGTGCTACCAGTTCCTTGGTATAGGTATCTTCTTTTTTGCCTTTTATGTATTTAGCAAAGCCTTTAGATGCCGGAAGAAAATCATGATACAAACGATATGTTTCTGATGGTCGTAACAACCCAATTGTGTATGTTTGTAACACATTAACTAGTTCAGTGAACTCCTGACGCATACTCAGCCATCGATTCACAATAAATGGTGCGAATCTTTTCTGATCAGTTTCTGAATAGCTTGACCATTGTTTCTTTTTGTATGTTACTCCGTCGATAAAATCGAAAATTGTTGCACCTTGGGTTGCCCCTTTTTTTACTGCCATATTATAGTTTATATTTAATTTTCCATTTTGCTTCAAACAACCGTCCTAATCCAATTTCCACAATAACTGCGGTATCTGGAATTCCTGGGAGTTTCATACCTAGAATATCATCGATACATTTGTTTCGAAACGTTTTCATTTTAGTACGAGCATTGCTACGATTTGATGTTTTAAAAACAATTGTTATGTTATCTTTATGATATGCTGCTGACATTATTTTTTCAGTTTAATTGGCTGAAACTCTTCTGGTATTGCGCCGCAATCATCGCATCGGAATACTGGAATTGGCACCATTGTATCTTTATTAGCGCCGGTTAATAATCGACTAACCTTATTAATTGCTACTACTTGACGAAAATACAACCCATTGCATTCTGTGCATTGGATAGGTTGCATATCTGTTGGCTTTATATTTGGGGTGTTCATGTTAAATTTCGTTTAATAAGTTTACAAACATTGCCATGATGTTGATTTCTTTGTCAACCACCGATGCATCTTTAAATTGGGCTTCTGCTATGATTAAGATAGATCCACCAATATGACCTGTGGCAAATTCATCTAAACTGTCATACAAAAATGTGTACATTGGAGTAAAGTCTCTAACTTTGCTATCTGCAATTACTTGGCGAATTTTATTAAATGCTGCTTTTTTATCTTTAGAATTTTTCAACAATTCTAAAACTTCTGACATATAGTTTGCTTGAAGAGAACTAGCTTTGTCTAATTGTAATTTATTATTTACTACCGAAGCTTGTGCTGTATTAATCGCGCGACGAATATCAGGATATGAAGAATTTATAATTGCTACAATATCGTTAATGTCATATTCAACGCCCTTTTCATCTAATACTGTAACTAATCGTTTTGCTACATCAGTTTTATTCGGTGGTGTAATTGCAAATGTTTGACATCTACTTTGAATTGGATCGATAATCTTTTCAATATAATTACAAGTTAAAATAAACCTAGTTGTTTTGCTATATGTTTCCATTAAATTACGTAACGCTGCTTGGGCATTGGGCGTAAGATAATCCGATTCATCTAGTATAATAATTTTCCATTTTTTAAATCCTACCGTAGAAGCATATCGTTTAATCTTATCTCGTACGGCGTCTACTGAGTTTTCGTCTGATGCGTTTATATACATTATATCCGCGTCGACACTATTAGCAATAATTTTTGCTAAGGTAGTTTTACCGGTACCAGCTGACCCAAAGAATAGTAAATGCGGAACATCTCCGTTTTCAATAAAAATTTTTACTTTATCAATAATGTGCTCATTACCAATGTACCCATTAATGGTTGCCGGACGAAATGCTTCTGTCCACAAAGTGTTTTCGATGTTATCTATATTTTTAAACATATTTTTTCTTAGTTTCCTGTTGACCCAAATCCACCAGTCCCGCGCTCACTATTAGATAATTCGGTGGTTTCGATGAACTTAATTAATGGATATGGTAAAATTATTAGTTGGCCGACTCGATCGCCTACGTTGTATGTGCATCCGGGATTCCAATCTTTTATTAAACGAAACTTAAACATAATTTCGCCTCGATACCCCGAATCAATTACACCTACATGATTAGTTAAATACACATCATGCTTGCTATTTGACGACCTAGGAAATATTAATCCAACATGTCCATCTGGAATTTCAATTGCCAAACCAGTACCATATACAATGTTTTTATATTGGTCTTCGGTTCGTGAAATTGCAATTAAATCCATACCAGCATCCCCAGGTTGGGTATAACTAGGGATAACTGCGTCTGTATGTAATTTTTTTATTTTTACTTGCATATATCTAAGTTAGTTAGTTCTGTAATTGCACTAACCAATATTTTGATTCAAAATCTGGTCCGTTAAATTCTACCCGAGATAGCCCGTCTGGCGATACATGTATTTTACCAGAATCCCCTTTATTTGATGTTAAAATTTCTTTTAATTTATCAGCCGAGAAGCATATTGGTTGCATATCACCAGCTGATGTCGTTCCTACCTCAAATGAAATATTATCTGCGTTGATTGTCGTGTAATTAATAATAAAAACAATATTTCCATTTTTAATTTGAACCGCAAAGTTTTTTGCATCAGGCAGTGCATTTTTTGCTTTAATAAATTTATTGATAAATTCGTCATCAATATTAATTGTAACATTGTAATCAGGTTCCGAGTTAATTGCTGGTACTGACGGAATAACGGTTGTATCTGCTAACATAAAGGTCATTTTAGTTTTTCCTTCTTTAATTACCATTGCATAATTTTTACCATTATTATCTTTTACGTCAATGTCAATATTTTCACCAACAGCTGATAACATTTTTATTAGTCCGCCGGTATGATTAATGCCGAGATCGCCGGTTGCAAAGGGGACGGTGTTCCATACTATATTTCCAACAACTGTTTGGTCATTGTCAATTAACTCGCAAGTAATATTATTATCCGACGAAACTAATTTAACTGCTTCGCAATTACCTCCTAGGTAATAACGATTAATAAATGATTGTAACTTTGATTTTTCCATTTTTATTTTATTTTAAAATTTAAAGAATTTATTGAATTGGTTGGCGTCAGTAGTAGATATACTATCGCCGCCAAACTTTTTATATGTCTTTTTATATGATGCATACACATTCATTGCATTGGATGGATCTGCAAACATTTCATACAATGATAATACGACTGTATACAAATCATTCGGTATTGCGGTTTCTAATAATTCTATATGGCTATCTGTTAACCGATTAATATCTTTTACCATTTCGCAGTATACGTGTGTATTATGCACTACCATTCGTGGCATACCTTCCTGTGAATACCGATCTAAACCAGATGTAGTTTCTCCGCCTAAATATTCATACGTAAAATCATTACAGGCCGGACAGCCTAATTGACAAACAACATGTTTTGTCTTATCAATTTCGACAAATCCAGATTTACCTTGTTTAGCGTGAGTTTTACGACGGTATTCAGCATTTTTTGGAAAATATAATTCAGTAAATGTCTGTGTCTTATAGTTGCTCGAATGTAAATATGTTCCATATACCGGATATTGCCCTGGGGAAGATGAATCTGACATTAATTGAATTCGATTGTCTGTCAGTGTATTTAATAATTTTTGTAATACTCCTAATATAAAGAAATCTGATATTTTACTGATTCCTAGTAAATGTATATACTGCACATGTTTCTTTTCGAACTCTCGTTCTTTTAACATCAATGCAATAACATACATGAAGTCTACTAATTTTTTAGGACCGCCAATGCACCATCCATTAAAGTCAAAGTCTTTAAATTTATGATACCAAATAGAGTATTCGTCAGTAAATGTACCTTGTATTACATTTAAAAATTTAGTCTTACCACTTTGATTCTTTTCGAACCACTTAAAATTATCAAATGATATATCCATTGCGTCTTGGAAACGATTCTCAAATGTTACTCGGGGCGGTATATCTAAATTTGCTGCAACATCACTATTCGCCTCTAACCAATGAAATATTTTTTCGCGGATTGTGCCGTCCCATTTCAATGCCCCCGTTGCAATCTGGAATCCACCCGAATCTCCGAATACAAATGTCCCATCATCTAATCCTAATTGATCTCTAAAATCCATTTTTTTGTAATGATGCCCTGCAGTTACTAAGAAATATGGGTGTCGCCATTTTTCTGGATATTCTTTTGAGAAGAACCGCATTGTAGTGCCATCAGAAAATTTTGTATCTTTCTTAAATGCAGAAACCATCGATCCTGCTGATAGAGACGGTATATATAAAAACTCTTTCTTATTACTCATGTATTCCTTGTTCGTTTAATAATTGGGTACAATATTCTTTTTCATGCCACACGCATAATTCTTTATCATAGTCATTGGCAATAATGTATCCTTCCATTCTACGACCTAAATCTGATGTATCAACTATATCATAATGTGTTTTGGGTGAATCTAATACATCATGAATTGTATCAATTGCTGATTGAACATCAAATGGTTTATACATTCTGTTAGCATCTATAAATTCTGGAAAGGATCTAAAATTTGGATACACAATATCGGCGCCGAATGCTGTTGCTTCGATAACGGTCCACGATACATAGTCTTGTAATGATGTATTAAATTGTATACGACAAGTTGCTAATTCTAAATAATATTCTTCTTTCGTAAGTCCGTTTAATAGTTTGAACCTAGGTTGGTTTTTTGCTAATTCATACATAGCATCAATTACTCCAGGTAACATTGATCTAAATTCTTTTCCAGATGTTGTCACGTGCCATTCAAAATCTGGTTTTTGACTTAAGAATTCTTCTGCTACTTTTAACATGAAGAATGGGTTCTTTTCTTTATCTAACCGAGATGAATACACGATAGTATCTTTCTTTTTAACTATTCCATGCGCCGATGCATCTGAATAATTTGGCAATTTATTCAATGTTGCTTCTTTATGTATTGGCAATGATACTACATGTATTGGAGCTTTGAATCCAGCTGCCCTCAATTGTTCTTTATGGATTGATGACCCAACAAATATGCCGGCCATTCGATTATCAAGTCCCAACTCAAATCCACGCATCCATGATCGCATAGGCCAAGTAAAATCATATTCATCTACTGACTGTGCATGTAGCATTGCATATATTTTTACATTGATACCATATAGATCCAATGCATATAATATTGATTCAATACCCGGATGCCAATAATCTTGTAAAAACAAGACATCGCCGTCTTTTACTTGATCAATATTAAGCATATCTAAAAAGTTGCTACATTGACTCATTGCAAATTTACCGCGGCCGACTGCATCTAACACAGCTCCAACTTTAATTTGCTGATCCGGATCGAATTCTCCTGGTACTTCTATAAACTTAAGTTTTCCGGCTTTTTCATATGGAGCAAATGTTGCGGGCATCCATTCTTTTGATAATTGGTATGTGTATCGAGCTTTAAGTGGCTCTAACCCAAAATACCAAACTGTTCTTATGTTTTTATCTGTCATATTATTTATTTAATCTGTGTATCTCGTTCTACAACACAACCATTTTCCCAATCTTCCCAAACTTCGACTTTATACAAACTAGGAAATGATTCCAATAACCACTCACCAATATCTTCACAACTCATTCTACCAAACTCTAATACATTTGATTCAGATCCAGTAAAACCTACGCGTAGTCCTCTTTGTATTTTGCGATTCAACAAAATGAATTCTTCATCTCTATCTGTATGCGTTACATTTGCATAACAACGAAAGCCAAACATATGACGGTGTCTATCAGATAAAAATGATACTTCTGGGAATACATCTTTGGCTTCGGGCCAACAATGAAATCCTTCTATACTAAACGTTACTACTATTGAATACTTCATTTGCTATTTGTTTTTTAAATTTAGTTGTAGACCAGCCATGATCTCGATTAATATAATGTATTGGTATATTTAAATCATCGCCAGTAAATGATTTTCCAATATAGTCATCGCCTAAGAATCGTGTAAGTGTCGGGTTTCTAGATGATAACGATTTAAGATAATCATATAATTCAGCTTCTGTTGTGTATGTGTGAACTTCATCTACCTGACGTAATGAGTGTAGCATCGTGAGTCTATCATCTACAGATAATATAGGTTTACACTTTTCTGGTCTTTCTATGGTTGGATCGGTATGCAATAATACCAATACGCGATCACAATTTTTTTTCATTTCTGTGAACATATAGATATATCCGGGATGTATTACATCAAAATTTCCTGCTATAATTCCTAACATACGTTATAGTTTTATTTTTAATATATAAAAAATAATATAAAATTCAAAATATATTTTTATAATTCTTCGTCATACATGTATGATGCTGGCTTTGTTTCTTGCATATGCATTTTAGCAATCATATGGCATCGATACCAACCGGCATCAATACTCAATGTGTCGGTGTCTTTTAGCACTTGTAATGCGGTATCTTTTATTCTATATATAATGTGGCATCGATTGATTAGATCGGGCGGTATACGGAGTATTGTTTCTGAATTTGCTTCTACGGTGATAGCACAATTACTAGTATCCAATATCCAACGAATTGTTTCTAACCGAGCTGTACCAACAAAACATTCTGACATATATTCGATAGTAAAATAATAATGTGGATATTCGTTAACTGTTTTTACATTTAATCCATGTTCTTTATCATCCACTAACTCTCTTACAAAGAACGTCATGATATCCGAATATCTGCCTTCTACTTCCAGACCGCGCCATTGTTGTTTTCCGTACATATAACTTTTTATTTATTATAATAGATATTTTTAATATAACCAAATCAAACAGTAAAAAAGTTCTAACATTTCTGCTAGAACTTAAAAATATAAATGGTGTAATGTTATTTTTTGGCTATGAAAGACCAAATTCCACCTACCAGAGTGATTACCGCGCCAGATACTTCTGTCCAACTCGACTCATCTACTAATCCTTTCATAACCAAAATCCCGCCGACAAAGGTTAATGTATGACGAATGATTCCTAATAATTGTTCTTGTGTTAATTTCATAATTTCCTGTATAATGTATTTTTAAAAGTTAAACATAGTTAGTTGTTGAAACGTCTGTATCATTAAAGGCGTAGTCGGAACATCCTGTTAGTGCTTCCATTAATTCTTTTGCCTGTGCCGATATCATGTATATTCCGGTCAGTTGCGGTGATGTTGAACCAGCCGCGTGTGGGCGACCGGGTAATACCTCAATTTTGCCAGATCGACAAACGTATCGGCCGAGAAAGCCACCTGATGGGCCGTCTGTCTCTGCAATCTCAAATTTAAACACTGCTCCTAATGATGATGGTTTAATAGCATTTTTATAACCATATAAAACGTCTATTTGGCGCGCGGTTTTTCCTTTTTGAGGACCGTCGTTATACATTAATAACAACTTTAGTCTCCTTGGTTCGGTGGCGTTTTGTTCGCTTAAATTCTTAGTAACAGTATAAACTTTTAATCGCCTTTAAGAATTAATAATACTTA